AGGTCCCAGTTTTTCATAGGAAGCCAACTTCATATGACGCGTCGTTGCCGGATTGGGGCGACAGAAGCGTTCCTCCTCTCCCGAAGCCTGGTTCTTCTTCTCCTCGTCCTTGTAGGTTCTGTAATATTCAGATCGGAAGAGACCACGATCTAATGCTGCACGGTTAATCATAACGGAATCCTCCTGATTGTAGCCGCCGTAGGTCATGATGGCAACTACGACGTTAAATCCTGCCGTCATGCGTTGGGCCCCGTAGTGCCGACTCATGTAGGGACTCGCAAGAGGGAGAGAGGAATACCAAAGCAGATTGGCCATTGTATCCATGCGTTCACGGAAATTCAGCACCGACATCCCCATCGCCTGTTTGCCCATTGCGCAATTACTAGAAAGTAAGCCATGTGTTGTCACAAAGCTATGAAACTCGGATTCTACAGTAATATCTGACACGAGTGGTGGAGAAATCAACTGTTCCACTCGTTCCACTTTAACAGCCACAGGGGTACCCGCCTCATACTTCCAGAATAATGCATCTGGCTGCTGAATTGCCTTTTCTACTGTTTGCCACCCCCTAACTCCACCAAGACTGACTATAAATCTATGATCATCCGTAGCAGTAATTCTAGTAGAATCTGTAAAATAAAGCGTATACACTGGCCCCTCGGCTGGTCGCACAAATTGAAAGCAGACTGGCGAAGATGTCATTTCCAATGTTTCAGGATTAAATACCATCACTTCATCGCCAATCTTTACATCTGCGATGCGACGTTCAGATCCATCCGCAAGACGAACTGTTTCATCCACTGATAAACACTGATAACAGTTACGGGGCGCCTGATTGTGATCGGGAAATGGAATATTCGATGCCATTGTGCCCAGGATGGTACTCGGATGGATCTCCATGTGCGTATAGGTGGGATCCTCGCGGAATTTCTCAGGTGTCATGGCAATATAGCAGTTTTCCGTCTCTGTCGCATCGATGAATTCAATGAGGCTGTGACCACCGGCGGACTTCCACTGAATAATGTCGTTCCACGTCTCACAGGCTGTCAGATCAGGAAAGGAACCACTTGTTACCTCCCGCATGGCTGCGCCATTCAGAAGGGGGCGCATAAGACGACCGCCCTCTGTATTAATAAAGATCTCGCGATACGCAGGGCGATAGGTAATTCCCGTGCAAATATGAATACGCCCAGATCGCTTTGCTGACCGAAGCCTCTCGACGGCGGCGACTGCTCCCGCTGCATCCACATCTAGGACACCAATCCATGCACCATTTATAAAGATGCGGACCATTGTGAAGAGAGCTGCCCGGGATACGGATCCAAGATTTTGCATCTTGAGAACATCATATAAGAAGCCAATCACTGGTTCTGCATCCATGGGCAATGAAACGGTTGCAGTACTGCTCATATTCTTCACAACACCGACTGCATGGCCTTCTGGTGTCTCCGCAGGGCAGATATTTCCAAATTGACTTGCATTCAGCTTACGAGGTTCCAAGAGCTTTACAGTCTTCTCCATGGCCGTACTCAGGCGCCGCAAGTGACTGGCAGCGGATAGGAAATTGAGTCGATTGAGAACCTGGCTGAGCCCCGCTCGATTTCCCATCTTGCCTCCATTGAAGTTGCCAGTTGCCATTGCGGATCTCATCCCAATTGTTACAATAGTGGACTTGAGAATCTTATAGACATTGCTTGGATTAATAATATCCTCGATTTTGCCACTGCTCTTCCAGAAGCCATTGTGAATCTCCTTGGTGAGACTTGTCTTCATATCCTTGATGACCTTGGTTCCAAAGAGGTAACGAAAGAGATTGCCGATCAGATTACCCGGCAGCTCCACCTTCTTATTTGGATAGGCATCTCGATCGTCATGGGGCCTCTTTCCGCTAAATACATCGAGTACCTTCTTGGTGACGTAGCCAATGTAGGCTGCCTTTTCGAAGAGCATTGAGCCACCGCCCACATGCGGAAGGCATTCCTCTGCCAAGATATCCTTGATGGTGGTTACCTTGGGAGGTCGACCAGGATGCAGCGTGTTGGCCGAATAGGATTCACGGGAGCCACCTCCTGATCCCAGATTTGCTGCAAGCCACTCATGGGCCTTTTCAGTTGTCAGAACATCAGAGGCTGCTTCGATGCATTCCTGAAAAATCATGCCGTAAGAACCGACGGCTGCCTCCGAATAAGGACCGCAAATAAGCTCCAATATATCCTTATCACTTTCAACTCCCAGGGCCCTCATCATGATAAACAACGGGATATCTCCCTTGATTCGCGGACAGGTAACGATGATGTGTTCTGGAAAGAAAGCATTCTTGGAATGCTGTACAATCTTTACTGACATGGATTTGGGTGCGCCTTCGTTATCGGGTCCGATTGACTTTACGTCAATGACTTCGACTTCCTTATTACGGATCTTCTTATTGCGAAAAACAAAGGGCATATTCTCCGACATACGTTCCTGGCTGATAATCACGCGTTCGCCACCCTGAATAATGAAATATCCGCCTACGTCTTCCGGGCATTCTCCGAGTTCATTGGGGGTTTTTTCAGGTGTATCACTCAACAGACAGAAATCGCTGCCAACCATTACCGGAATCTTACCCACGTGCACATGGGGGAGAGTGCGGCGCTTTACTTCAACGATCGGTGGGGCGCCCGTGCGAGATCGCGTAGTCATCGTGTAGGTGGCAATAATGTCGGTATACACCGGTGCGGCATATGTCATATTCCTTAGCCGGGCATCATTCGGGTACATGGGCGTGACTGCGCCGTTATTTTCAAAGATAGTTGGCTTTCGGATCTGTACATTGGCAAATTCTACACAGACTTCCACTTCACGGGGAGGAGGGCCGTTTGGATCGGCCTTGGCAGCTTGGAGAAGGGGGCCGCCAGGCTTTGTAGAAGTCATTGCTGCTGGTGTATCATCTGCTGTTTCAATTGTAACACGAAGATTGGTCCCCGCTGTTCCAGCTACTGCACGTGTAGTTCCAGTGAGTGGAAGATCCGGTGATCCAGTTACTTTTACGGGACAGGATCGCAGAATAGTTTGGGGGACCTCCACTTTTCCAAAGTGGTTGAAAGAAGAACGCTGGTGGTCAATCATCTGCCGACGATTGTGTTGGCTGAAAAAAGCTTCAAGCAAATCCCTGTAGGATGTTGCTGGAGTAGCCATTAGTCCGTGTGAAGTCATGCTTTCTTTAGCCGCTGGTTGGTCATGGGGGTCACCTTTGTTATAGTGTGTCTCTTCGTTTCTTTGCAATTTAAAATCGAAGCTCTTTTCAATGGAGAGTGCCGATATTAAGGAAGTCCAGATGGATATTACGGCTTCAGGAGGGGGGCGCACGAAACGAAAGAATCGTAAGACGCGAAAGGCTGCGGTAGATGCATCGGGAGAGGATGTCTCTGTTGAAAAGGCTCCGGCAACGGCACCTGCAAAGGCACCTGCAAAGGCACCTGCAACGGCACCTGCACATGTAAAGGTAACTGCACCTGTAACAGCAACAGCAAAGGCACCCATCGGTCCAACGGTTATTATAGCACCACCCAAGAAGAAACCGACCCGTATTTTGCTCGTGCCGTCCAAAGCGACGGTTGGTACCGTGAAGAAGTCAAATACACCCAAAAAAATATTTACTGCCCGGCGAGTTCGGGTGGTCATCGATAATACAGCCAAGACACAGAAGCGGCGGCGTCAAACCTTGCAGCGTGTAGATGCTCTTACAGATGAGCAGGTGCGTCAGGCCTGTCTGGATTCCAAGTTATCGCGTAAAGAAACAGTTGCAAAGGTCCCTATAGGGCTTCTTCGCCAGATGCTCAAGGACTATCAGACCATGCGGGGGAATCTTTTATAAGGATCTACTATAAATCTGTTTCATATATTCAATTTCATTTTCTTGGGTAGTTATAATAGTTGATACGAAATTATTTAGCTGTGGCGCTTGATTTTGTATTAATTTTTTACTCATAAGAATTGCCATAGAGTGATGCGGGATCATTCCTGCTATATACTGATCAGTTGTCACCATAAATTGTGTTCTTATGCACCATATATTTAAAATTACTAACAGTAGGCCTAGGATCAGGATGATGAGTTCGCTATAGTATAAACCCATAAATAGAAACATCCAACCGGTCATTAATAATGTCATATACATATCATTAATGCTAAACCGAATATCATCCCATTTATCAACCCATACGTTCATCGTTGTTAATAATCCAGAAAAAATCATTATGAAAAACATTACAATATAATGATTATAATGGTTCATTTAATAGGTACACGCATTTTATCTAGCAAACAGCATCAATATTAGTAAGAAGGCCTTGCTCAAGCTCTGGCAGACTGATCGATTCATATGGATACACTACCGTGCTGAAAAACATAAATTCATAGAGGCCAAGGGTCATGATAAGGGCCAGATTCTCTAACCATAATTGCCTCCAATGAATCTCTACTCTCTTCAAATGCACCGTAGCGGATAATCCAGCCACTAAGCTGACAAGTCCACCCACATAGAGCCAACTGTTTATTCGGAGCCCATTATTATAATCGGCTCTCGCAGTTGCCGCTTCTGCACCTGCACCCTGAATCTGCGTTTGATTTACAAAGATATTCACAATGTCCAGAAAAATTACCTTTTGATTATTTGTTAGAGTACTACATTTTACAAGGAGCTTGGTACTTATTGTATTCATGAGATGTATAAGAACTGCATCCTCTGTTTTGCTGACAAACAGCCAGAAAAACAGCGTTTCGAAGATAGCAACAAGAGATAGATGAACTGAAAATCGTAAAGACCAGCGGAGTAGGAAAGGAATCCACAGATTAGGAGGTGGCGATGGGGGGGTTATCAGCTGCAATGCAGTTTCCGGTGGTGATGGCGATCCCTCTTCTGGTAACAAACTTTGTAGATTTGATAGTATACGTGGCATAGGCCGTACTACATCAATGTGACCCTCCGAAAAAGAGCGGGATTTTTTTAGTGTGGGCATGAGGTTGGGCAATTGTATGAATTGTGGCTGATTACCTTAGATGGGGCTAACACTGTCAACGGATCAGGAAGATGAATCGGAATATCAATCATCGGCTGCTTCCGTTATGACTCGGGATCATGGGGAAGCTCAGACAATTGTCTGCTCCTGTGACTGTTGCTGTGGCTATACAATTTATTGCTTACGATGATGTTGTCGATGTTGTTGATGTTGTTGATGTTGTTGGTGGTGGTGGTGCTAAACTATCTACAGCCGCACGTTTCGTTTTTTCAGTTGTAACTAGAGTATAGTAATCATTCTGATCGCTACAAGCCATTTGATCCCATGTTGCAATTAAGCTATTCTTCTGATCAGGTGTTTGTGTATTCCATGTATTTGTAAAGAAGTTTTGTAGTTCATCTGGAGTATACATATCATTCACCAGTTTATCATAGGCAATCGTATTACAACCGCCAAAAATACCAAAGCCTTCGACTGTTTGGATCGGTGTTGTACTAACAATTATAATAAATACGACAGTGACGGACAAAAGGAGCGCTATCCAACGTTTCATCCTTCTATTCTAGGCACCCTATTTCCGGTAAAGGCCTAAAGCTATCCTGTACTAGAGCTAGTATGGCCAGGCCGATGTTCCATAAGTATCAAGAGGTATGGGCCGCTCACGCTGCGACCTATGGTCCAAAAACTGCATTGCTATATCAAGTGGGCGGATTCTTCGAAATCTACGATACGGAGAATCTGGTCACAGGGACATCACGCTGCAATATTCGTGAAATAGCGGAACTTTGCCAGTTTTCATTATCCATTCATGCTCTTGAAGGTGGTGTGGAGCAAACACTCTTTGGGGGATGCCCTGAACCCGCTATCCTGAAATATGAGCGAACTCTAGTCCAGGCAGGTTATACAGTCGTTGTTGTTGTTCAGAAGAAGTCTGCTTCGGGTTCTGTAGAGGATCGTGTGGTGGATCACATCTCAAGTCCTGGATGTTTTGTGGAGGGTCCTCAGGAACGTCGGCTGGTGGGTCTTCTATTAGAAACAGTAGGGCGCGATCGACTTCTATGGGCCGCTGTCGCCATTGATCTGGCTACGGGCCGCATCTGGTTTACCGAAGGAGCCGCTCTTGATCGTCTCCACCAATTTCTCTGTATGCACCCACCCTCAGAAATAGTTGTTTGGACAGATGGAATCCCGAATGCGGCAAGTACATCTATTTTAGAAGGACTGGCTGCTGCGAGTCCAAAGATCCGCTGTGCACCCCCAGCCTCTGTTGCAGTAGAAGAATCTATTCTTCTGCGGTTCTGGAGTCCCCTAAGTCGTCTTGATTGGCTCCCTCGACAGCCATTTTCACGACGTCTACTTGCAGCGGTTATGCAGTTTACAGCCGATCATATGCCATCGGCCCTGGCCTCCTTGGCGCTGCCAACCCCGTGGATCCCTGCTGGAGAGGTGCGTCTTGGTAACACTGCTCTCGAGCAGTTGGGCCTTGTATCCATGTCAGGGGGGCCGTCTCTTCTTTCTATCCTTGATACGTGTCGTTCCGTCCAAGGCCGCCGTCTCTTTCGATCCCGTCTCCTGCAGCCCATTTCAGATGTAGTTGTCCTTGAAAAGCGGCTTGACCGCATTGACCTCCTTCAATCCAAGATGAAAGAGGATGCTTTAACAGATCGGCTTCTCCGCTCTCTCTATGATATGACTCGGATTGGGCGCAGGATTGAGCTGGGGACCTGTACAATTACAGATGTTTCTTGTTTACTTCGTTCTTATGAAGCCGCGGCGGAACTCATGGCGGCTCACCCCGATTCCGAAACGGGGTCCCTGGTTCCTTTCTTACAAGGAGCTCTAGCTCCCTGGAACCTGGAAGCCCTCAGTGAGTTGGCTCGACAAGGCGTAACTGTGCCCGTGGCCGATTATCCATTTCGGGCCTCAAATACGATCTTTGAAGAAGGGGCCGCAATTCGGGCAGAGGTTTCTGCACTCTGCAACTCATGGGTCTCCTTATCGGGGCTCAAGGGGAAAGATATTCTCTACTTGGAAGATGCAGAAGGAGGAGGATTTCGTATTGTCGGCACTAAGAAACGTATTTCTGCAGTTTATTCGGCACTACGAGATGGAGGTGATGTTACGGCTGCTGTGGTAGCCTACAAGGCTTCCATGTCGCTGACAACTGCAGCACTGGAGGCGTTATCGGGACGGGGTCGCACTTGGTGGACTCGCTGGTCTTCCCTCTGGCCAACACTATGGTCTGCAGCCACGCGGCCACTTCTCGCATCCCTTGGAGGGGTAGCAGATTGGTTGGCTGAGCTGGATGTTGCATGGAGTCTAGCACGGACTGCACAAGAATGGAGCTGGGTTCGACCGCAGTTCTTAGAGGTCGCCGATTCCTCCTCTCTAGAAATCGAAGGCCTCCGCCATCCAATTCTGGAACGACTCATCAAAGTCCCTTATGTGGCCCATTCAGTATCTCTTAAAAATGGATCAGATGCAATGACAGGGATGCTACTATACGGCATGAATGCAAGTGGGAAGTCTTCTCTTATGAAAGCCGTAGGGCTCTGTAGTATCTTGGCGCAAACCGGCTGTCCTGTCCCTGCCACTCGATGCAAACTACGCCCCTTTACCGCTATTTTTACACGAATTTTGGGGAATGACAATCTCTGGGCAGGGCTGTCTTCCTTTGCAGTCGAAATGACAGAATTTCGTGAAATTCTACGTCATGCAGATCAAGGATCGCTCGTGCTGGGCGATGAATTGTGCTCTGGGACAGAATCGCTCTCCGCAACAGCGCTTGTAGCAGCAGGGGTTGAAAGTCTTGCAGCTCGAAAAACAAAATTTATTTTTGCGACTCATCTTCATGAATTAGCGGCGCTGCCCGACGTAGCCTCCATTCCTACTGTAAAGGCGTTTCATCTGAAGGTCACTTATGATGCCGCGACTGATATTCTCTTATACGATCGAACTTTATCTCCTGGGTCGGGCTCTGCCCTCTATGGTCTAGAAGTCTGTAAGGCACTTGATCTCCCATCGGGCTATCTAGATCGAGCCGTCGCCATTCGACAGGGATTGGCTGGGTTTCAGGCTGCGCGGCCATCCTCTTACTCTGCTGCTGCCGTTGTTAGCAGTTGTGAAGTCTGTGGCTCCTCCACTTCTCTGGAAATGCACCACATTCGGCCTCAGAAGGATGGTGGTCCGGCTATGCATACACCAGGAAACCTAGTCTGCCTCTGCGGCACATGTCATGATCGTCACCACAGTGGTGCTCTTGTGATTGAAGGGTGGCTGGATACATCGGCTGGTCGGGAATTACTGTGGAAACCTGGCACCGTTACAAAAATTGATGAGGAGGATCCTATTACTGGATGGATTCGTGATCAGAAGCGGCAGAAGATTCGGGTTGCAACTATTCAGCGGGTGGCAACACAAATATTCGGAGTATCATTATCTGTTGACCAGATTCGTAGTGCTTAGGACGGGGGTGCTGGGGTTGTTGCAGGTGCCGCTGTCGCTGCTGCTGTCGCTGCCGCAGTAGCCGCCGCAGTAGCCGCCGTTGACTTCTGAAGAGCCGCAATTGTTGCCTCCAGGGCCGCAATACGAGTCGTGAACTGGCGAATGTCGGCAGCGGTAGCTGCCTTGAGCTCATCGACTGCAGTGCGAACTGATAGAACCGCACGTTCCTGATCTTCAGCTCTCTTCCGACCACCAACCTGTGTATTCGTGCCACGGCCGAATAATGTGGAGGACATCTCTAGCCCATCCAGAGCTTTTGACACCATGAAACAACCGCAGGAGGGATACCGGGAAAATGAACCTCAAAAAGTGACTGCTCCACGAAACTACCTCTCCCGGTAGTAGATGATCATCCCTGTCCGATGCATGAATTGCGGAAAACTTCTTGCTGATAAGTGGCTTTACTATCAGGAGGAGCGCAAGAAGCGCCTGGGTGCAGCTGCAGAAAAACGTACCTACTTTGACGGGACTACAATTCCCGATACTGTTGAAAAGCAAATTATGCAAGAATTGGATCTTACCCGTTATTGCTGCCGCAAGGTCTTTCTTACTAATGTGGATCTAATCCCACGATTGTAACAAGAATCACCGCCAGAGATAGAGCATGGAATCCCTGATCACGGCGTTCCTATTATTTTTGGCCGCCCTTACTGCCCTCCTGACCTATATGTTTGTCCCGAAGCTTCCTCTCGTCGCCCTTGCAACCGCAGCATCTGTAGCTCTGGCCATTGGCATCTGGTGGCACTGGACCCAATTTTCAATCGACTACCGCCTGAGCACCTGGCAGGAGGGACTTCGGAATTACGCTAGCTACGTAATGGTGGTTGTTGTGATTTTGATTTCCTATGCATTCTACGTCTTCACATGGAATGGGGGTACTCTCCAAGGCCTGGCACAGTCTGCCGCTACATCTGTCCGGGATGTTGGGAGAAAAACCGCGACACGGTTAGCGTCAAGTGTCAGCCGAGCCGCTAATGTAGCAACGAATACACTTTTCTCAGAGGTTACACCCGGTAATGCACCGCCTCCCGTTGCCGAATAAAATCAAGCCGCATAACAGAGAATGGTTCGTACGACACGAAAGGCAGGAAAGTCTATGAGTGACTCCATGTCTGTAGAAGGATTACACTCCTCATTTGAGAAAATTGATGGCAAAATCCGGAGTCTTGTCCAAAAGGGAGCCTCATCAACAGAATTAGCAGCTTGTATCCGACGCTCCTGGGCCCACCACTTTCAGCGCCCCGTAAGTGAGGCCGCTGTAAAGGGGCTTGTAACACACTACCGCACGATGTACACGGGTGCGAAGAAGACTCGGAAGAATAGGGGTCGGGGTCAGAAAGGTGGGATGGCTCCCCTTGATTATCAGCTGGGACAAGGGACGGCAGCAGTCCCCTATGGCATTTTCCCGAGTGAAATGGGGCGCGTGGCGGTTCCCGCTCTAGATAATGAACGATTCTTTGAAAGCCCGGTCGGCCGACACTGCAATACAACGGGAGGCATGGCAGCACCTTTTCAGTCAGGTGGTAGACAGAGAGTGACAAGAAAGCAGAGAGGTGGTGACCAAGATCAGGATGAAGATATGGTTGATGATAGCCCACCCCCGCTTATCCCTATTGTGGACACGGTGGAGAATATGGAGGGCGGGGGACGTAGAACTCGTCGCCGACAGAAGGGTGGATCCCTCTGGGATACCCTTGTAAATGGTCATGCCCCGGCCAGTATCCCCCGCAATGTTATTGAAAGTACCGTCAGCGCCGTCCAAGGTGCTCCCATTTTTAATCCTAACCCGGATCCGGTTGCTCACTCATGGACGATGGCCCAGAATCCTATTGTACCCTATGATACATCACAGATCCACCAATTTCAAACTCTTGCACCCGTCTATACAGGCTACAATAACTAATTTGACGGACTCCCTCATCTACTCAATTGTTGATCCCTCTTCGGTGCAGAAGAGAGACCAAAAATCACAGGAGTCTGTAAGTGGATGGCAGCCTCGTTAAGTGAACATGGGATCGAGCTCCTCACTCAATATTTTAAGGAAAATGAGTTTGCCCTTACCCGGCATCACATTGACAGTTATGAGCAATGTATGTTAAATGAGATCCCTACCATCATTCATGCAGCGAATCCTATTGTATTTCTCAAGGGAGAACTTAATAAGACTGAAAGTATTTATGCCTATCGCGTTGAGATCTTTATAGGTGGCGATGTCCCCACTGCTGCCGACATGGGTCTTCAGATACTACCCCCTGTGATTTCACTGGATGGTGGCAACACAGTCCGCCGTCTTCTGCCCAATGAAGCCAGGCTACGAAATTTGACCTATTCAGCACAGATCCAGGCAGATATCCTTGTACGTGCCACATTTACAACAGAAACTGAGCCCGGTGTCTTCAGTCGTACTGTGGAAGTTGCGCCGCTTATTAAGGGATTCCCGCTCTTTAAGATACCAGTTCTTCTTCGCTCTTGTCTCTGCCCAACAGGGGTAGAGGATCCTTTGCGTCTTGAGGAAATGGGAGAATGCCGTAATGATTACGGCGGCTATTTCATTATCTGCGGTTCAGAAAAGATCCTCATCACGCGTGAAGAACAGGCCTTTAACTCCCTGTATGTGGAACAAAAATTGGCAAATGATATTAATGGCGAATTAGCCTATGCCAGTGTTGTGTCACTTCACCCGGAGACCAAACAGACTCGTCGTGTGGCTGTCACTGTGATCAAGAGTGGTGCTATTCGTGTTGGGATTCCCATGATTCGTGGTACAGTGCCTCTTTTTGTACTTTTCCGTGCCATTGGTGTCGAATCGGACGAAGATATCGTGCGAATGATCTATCCTGAACCGCATGAACAGGAGAACGATCTGATTCCGTCAATCTATGATGCCTACCCCATTATGAATCGGTTCTTGGCCATCAAATACATTTCCTCCCTCACAAAGGGGTTCACGGAGGCTCACGTGTTTGATATAGTACAAAATCTCATGTTACCGCACGTGCCTGATGAGCCAATGGCTCGGGCACAATATTTGGCCGAAATGGTTCGTGCAGTCCTTCAGGCAGCAGCAGGGAAGCGTGAAAAGACGAGTCGTGATGATATGCGCAACAAGCGCTTCTTGACAACAGGGACCCTTGTCCGTGAACTCTTTAATGGCTGCTTTAAAGATTTTCGTGCCTCCTTCGTATTGGAAACAGATCGTATCTATCGTGCCAATTCCGATATGTATACGGGGCGGCGCATTTTTGATTTATTTACAGGGAAGAATCTCATGACTCTCTTTCAGCCAGAAAAACTTAATACTGCAATTTTACGGGGATTCCGTGGGAAATGGGGTACCAATGAGCGGAATACCAAGACCGGTGTTATGCAGCCTCTTGCACGGATTTCCTATTTAGATGCAACCTCCCATATGCGCCGTGTCGTGTCGGACTTTCCGGCTAGTGAAAAGTCCACGGGGCCGCGTAAGATGCATACAAGCCAGGTTGGGTTCTTTTGCACCTCTGAGACTCCTACAGGTTCTCATATTGGTCTTACCAAAAATATGTCGATTATGACGCAATTCTCTCTCTCTGCTAAGACACGGCCGGTTTATGAATGGCTGAAAACGAAAGGGGGGGTATTGATGGTGGGTGATACGACGGCTGCCGTGAGAGCCAAGGCCTCCACAGTTCAGATCAACGGCGGTACGGTAGGGTTTACATTGAATCCTCGTGGTCTTGTCCGCGTTCTCCGTTTACTCAAATGGACCGCTTGTTTATCCGTTACTGCGTCCATTTCCTTCAATACAACGGACCATATGGTTCGGATTTATCTGGATGAAGGCCGCCCGGTACGTCCTCTATGGCATCTGAATGGAGAAGGTGCATCCTTTGTGGATCGGTTGCCAACATTTAGGGCCTATTCCTGGCGCCGCCTAGTGTTTGGTGACTTTCCAGCAACAGCGGAAGGAGCCGCTCTGCGCTCTGTGCGCTTTATGGATCCACTCGGTGAGAATCCAGCAGCCTCCTTTGAAGAGTATGAAGCCCTCCTTGCACCCGTTGCCGGATTTATCGAATACTGCGACCCCATGGAAATAAATGAAGCCTATGTTTCCTGGTGGGGGGATACAGAGTCATTGAAGCCTGAGCACACCCATTGTGAGATTCATCCTAGTACATTAACAGGTCTCCTTGGCAGTATGATTCCTTTCTCGAATCATAATCAGGCTCCTCGTAATCAGTTGTCCGGATCACAGAGCAAACAGGGCATCGGTACGATGGTTACGAATCTGGGGATGCGGTTTGATACCTACAGTCATCAGCTCTGCTATGGAGAGGCACCCCTCTGTTCAACACTCTATTATGATGTGATTGGGCGCGGTGAGATGCCGTATGGATTCAATTGTATTATTGCTGCCGCCTCCATTACCGGCTACAATCAGGATGATGGATTGATCATAAACTCTGACTCTGTCGAACGCGGAATGTTTAAATCGCTCAGTTTCCGCAGCTACGATGCAGTAGAGGATGTAGATCCAATCTCAAAGGTGCACAGCCATGTTGGGAATCCAGCAGCAGTTCCCTCTTGGAGTCGTACAGCCCTTCGCGCAGGAGTGGATTATGGGCAGTTGGATGAGCGGGGCATTATTCGGGAGGGAGCTATCGTCAATGACACAACGGTGCTGGTCGGGCGGTATAAAGTTATTCCTGGATCTAATGAAATTAAGGATGATTCCGTGATGCCCAAGCTGTATACTCAGGGCCGTGTGGATTGTGTATCTGTTATTCATCAAGACAATGGGAGACTTCTTGTACGAGTGCGTGTCATTGAAATGCGCGACCCTGTTCTTGGTGATAAGTTTTCCAGTCGTCACGGGCAGAAAGGTACGATTGGGGCTCTAGTTCGGGCCATCGACATGCCGCGTACAGCAGATGGTCTTGTACCGGATGTGATTGTCAATCCGGGCGGCCTCATTTCGCGTATGACGGTGGCGCAGCTCGTGGAAATGGTAGCAGGACGGGCAGCTGCAGAAGTAGTGGCCCGAATGAATGCAACTTCCTTTTGCAACAACGGTGATATAGTTCAGAAACTAGGTGATACATTACAGGGTCTAGGTGCGGAGAGAGCCGGTGAAAATATCATGTATTCTGGTGTTACAGGACAGCAAATTCATACGGAAATATTTATGTGTCCACTATATTTCATGCGTCTGAAGCATTTAACGGAGGATAAGGTGAACTCGCGCGGACAGGGCCGCAAGGAGATCTTAACGCATCAGCCGACGGGTGGTCGTGCAAACGAAGGTGGGTTGCGTATTGGTGAAATGGAACGCGATTCCTTAACTGCCCACGGTATCTCCTCCTTCTTACAGGAATCCATGATGAAGCGCGGTGATGCATCGACCTTCTGGATCTGTAATGGCTGCGGCCGCATCCCAATCTTCAATGAAGCGGAAAATCTGTTCGTGTGCCCCACGTGCGATGGCCCTTTGAACTTTACGGGATTAACACCGGAAACACTGATGTTGCAACTGCCGACAAAGAAGAGCCGTGCCTCCTTCTCCAAGATCGAGATGCCGTATGTCATGAAACTTATCGATCAGGAAATGACGGCGATGATGAATGGTGGCTTCCGCTTCCTTACAAGCTCTACCGTTGTGCAGCTCAAGGATGCTGGGTTCGAATGGAACTCATTACCCGTACCACCGGATGTTATTATGCTGGAGGAGAGGGTGGCTGCACAGGAAGACTTGATAAATACGGCAGCAACATCGGCACAAGATTTGGAGGCGGCAACACCGCGTACTCAGAGTCGTACAGCTAAAAGCGCTGCGCCTCCCAAGGCAAAGGCAACTGCAAAGGCACCTCTCTCTGCAATAAATGAGAACAGTGGTGGTGAAAATACCAATGTGCCCGTCACAGCCATCGAGTTCAATCGCAAGATGAAGAATGAGTTTCTTGTCTTCAGTAATTTTGCCCCTACCCCCTTCCAAATCTCGGGGGGGCAAGTTCCTGCACCCGATGGGACACCTTATGCGGATCTTCCCGATCAGGCATGGCCGACTGTAGAACACTACTACCAGGCCATGAAGTTCCCACAGGATCCAGCCTGGCAAGAGGCGATTCGCCAGGCTGTGTCACCCGAAAAGGCCAAGAAGATGGGCCTGGCTCGTGATCATCCAGCACGTGGTGATTGGTCGGTAGTCCGCGATGTCGTCATGAAGGCCGCACTTCTGAAGAAATTCAGCCAGAATCCGGTGGCTCTTCAAATACTACAGAAGACGGGTGATCGTGTTTTGATGGAAGTCTCCCCTGGAGATGATTATTGGGGCGCAGGGCCCAGGAAAACGGGCCAGAACAAGCTTGGCAAAATGCTGATGGAGGTGCGGGGCGAACTCAAGGATTTGCGGATCGATGAGGCCGTCTTTGGAGCGCGGGGGCCTCCCCCTGTACGGAACTATGAAGAGAATGCAGATGAGGCAGGAGAGAATACGGAGGCAGAGGATTTAGTAGAACAGGCCACAGCAGCCGTTCAGGCCGGTGGTTTCAAGGCGGTTGGGAATGGTGGCAATAGCAGCAGTCCGATCTACATGTTTATTAATTCGGGGGCTCCGGTAGAGGGAAAAGGTCATAGAGCCCGACCTATAGATCGGGGCTCCGGTCGCTCTCTAGCCTGGGATGGAATGATTACCAAGGAAGGATCTCAGGAGAGTGGTGGCAGCGGCAGTGGCGATTCATTGACAGCGGACGGCGGGGATCATGCAGTGGAGGTGAAGGTGGAAAAATTAGGATAATACGCCGATCCAGAAAATTGGAGGGGGGTCGCCGTCACCGTCATACACAGAGGCGCCGCCCTAAATTAAAGTCGAAATCTTATAGGAGGCGCCGAGTATAAACAGGTACGGCAGCATGGCATTGATGGTCAGATACAGCTCTTTCCCGATCAGGTCTGCAGCAATCCGATTACCCAGAAACATCCGCTTTTCATTGCTCCCAGAGTACTGGGCTCCCGTCAGCCAATCTTCTAAAAGGACCAGACCACATTGATCATCCAGGAAATATTGGTGCATCAGTATCAGGACTTGAAGTACAATTCCGACCAAAAGCCACTTGGGGTTCCTAACATAGACGGGTGATAACCACAGAGCTACCATAAGAAGTCCGTGCATGAATTGCAGTAGATATCCTAACACGGGAGCCCACATACTACTTTTGTATTTTATTTTGTGTAAACTTGACACTATCCTTTCATAGTCCATTATAGATACTACAATGGACCCTGAAACCGCCGACATCATCATTCGCAGCCGTTACACTATTCTGCAGATCCTCGAGGATCGCGGATATGATACAACGGATTACCGTAACATCTCTCCCGACCAAATTCTTGAATTAGCCAGTGGGACTACGGATGCCGGAAATAAGGCTCTCGATATCTATGTACCGGCTAGGCCCGGTGGCAGTGCAACATGTCCTAACGCAGTGGTGATTTATCAAATTGTGGATCGTCTCCGCACTCATCTTAATACTTATCTCCGTGATGCCTACGATCAGTCTCTTAAGAAAGATGCACTGCACTACACATACGATGTTATCATTCTTCTGAATGAACCTTATAATGAGGCCTTTGATAAGGCTGCTCTGCAGATGTGGCAGACCAACAAGGCGCGGGTAACCTTCTTTCATATTAAACAGGTGGTTGTCCATTTGGGGCGTCATGAGCTGGTGCCGCCTCACCGGAAGTTAAGCCCTGAAGAGGCCCGAGCTGAACTTGAACATTGGCGCATCACTCAGCGATCTCAGCTGCCGTTGATTAAGCACCATGACATTCAAAGTCGAATCCTGGGTCTAGTACCCGGGGATATTGTTGAAGTGCTGCGGCCCAGTTCAACATCCGGTGTCAGTCGCATTCTCCGTATCTGTGCTGCGTAGAAATTCGCGTATCCAGTGTAGGGAGGAATGGCATCCATCGACAATTGTGGGAATTTTATAAATCCAAATTGGTCCAATGCTGATCAGGTGGCAGCTGCAGCAACATTGGCTGCTATTGTAGTAAAATTTGATGGTGCCTATGAAGCATTTATACGGAATCCGCCAACCCCTGAATGGAAACAGCCTGTTCTAAATATTTTGGCAGAGTGGCGGGAGTTTAATGAGAATTTATCTACCATACTCTATGAACAAGACTCTACTGTTATAGATACAATAGGGCCCCTGGCAGAGGAAGTTGCGCAACAAAAACAAGTGCTTCAACGACTACAGCGGACAGCTGGAACACGTGAAGATCAGGTCGCGGCAATAAACCCGAAAGCTAGTCCATCGCCCTATGTCAATATTCTTGGCCTTCAACGCACGTTTCGTCCTGGCACCCGGTCTGCACTTCTCTGGATAGCCGTTGCTTTTGGATTTCTTACATTATGTGTCTTATCCGCTATGGTTTTCATGTTTATAACACGCGGTATTGTCGCAACCCCGAAGATGATTGGGGGTGGAGTTGGCAGTGGTGAAGTTAAAGTTCGAACTGTAAGGTTTGCAGCGGATACCTAAATTGGACCCCATTGGTAGAGAAATGGGTAATTCACAGTCTTCGGCACCGGCTCCGCCACCGCCGCCGCCGCCTCCCGCAGCGGCACTGAATCCCGTTGTAACGCTACCGTTCACTAAATCACCCACACAAGATGGGGCCTCCGGTCTCCAGTATTCCGGTCAGATTTATGCAAATGCCTCCACGCAGCTCTCGAAGGATATTTGTAATGGTGGTTCTGCGACTGTGGCGCAGATCGGCGATGTATATCCAAACGGTGTCAGCAGCCCTAGTCTCCCGATTGATGAATCTACCCAGCGGATAAGCCCCGATGCTGTAAGAGGTCACGTCACTCAGCTTAAGAATGCCGGTGTTATCCCCGGTGAAGTGGATGATTTCCCAACTCAGATGGCCGCGGATTTAGCCTTTTATCAGGCAGTTCAGGCAGAATACTGCTTCTATGAGGCACGGTATGTGGCCGCCCTTACACAGTTTATTCAGTTAGCCGCTGCACCCCAGGGAGCCGATACATCCGCAGCCCTCCAGGCTACAATCGGCATTAATCGCCGCCTTAATTCTCTCCTGGAAGTGCTCACTTACGTGGGCAATGATCGTGCCAAAATGGTCAACGGGCGGAGCCCCCAGATCGATGCCGCCAATTCGGCCCTCGATAATAAGATCCAGGTGCTTCAGCAGCAACAGATCTTCTTGACTACCGGGGATGTAAAAATCAAGACATTCGAAGAAATGATGCGCTACTCAAAAGAGAAGAATCATGCTATGAGCATTCAGATCATGTTCTTTGTGGCCCTCAATGTAGTGGCTCTGGGCACTGTTATTTCAGTCTACACAGGCACCAAGGTTGTCTAAAATAATGCGCTTTGGTAGAGAATGTCCGCACTCATTGCCAAAGATATTGTGGACCTGCAGGATATTGAAAAGATTCAGTACCTCCAGACCCTCCAGTCAGACCCGGCCCAGTACAATGCATTTGTCCAGGATAAAACTGCCCGGATCCTATCTGACACTGTGGATGCCCGACGCTCCGCATTTACGAAAGCAGCCGGTGATATGGCCCGGCTGATGGACATGGATCACAACAGTCTTGTTGCACTTGGCCGCACACAGGATTTAAGCAACACCCAGGATCAAATTATTACGACTCAGCGTGCTGAAGAGCGTATGCTAACATCCAATGAGCAACTTGCCCGGCGTCAGGTTGAAATCAACAATTGGTACTATGAAAATAAGCGTGAAACGCTTTTTCTGCTACAGCTGGTTCTTCTTATCATGCTGACGACTACCGTTATCCTGGCCCTGGGTTCGTATGGTTATATTCCTAAAGATATATCCGACTTTGTATTACTTTTTGTGGTTCTTGGAGGTGCTGCTACGTGGTTGTACAGATGGTACTACACCTCTACAATCCGTGATCCAAAGTTCTGGAATCGCCGTTCCTTTCAAGCCGATGGTTCGATTGCACCTCCTGCTGCACCCACCTGTGTGGCGGCCAATGGCGAAACACAGGCCGTTAATCCTTCATCATAACATTATTCTCTGTACACGGTAAGGATGAATGAATCGGAGGTGAAGCGAATTCAACTAAATTCAGCCCGAGCCGCCTATGAAACAGCACAGGCTGATTATATTTCGACTCTGAATCCTGAGAAGGCTGCTGAGATGAGATCGCAAGACCCCGAGATACAGCAACAGTTAGCAGAAGCAGAAGCCGATTATCGGGTAAGTAATATTTTGTTAAATTCACTGGAAAATACACTAAAATACCATTCAGTCCCAACACAGACTGCAGATTTAATTAAATCCTTAGCCTCAGAAACAACGGAGGATCTTCAAAAGGAAATAGAGGATACCAAGGCACAAATTCGGTTTGAAAAGCGCAAGTTCTTAGATTCGAGTCCGCAAGTCAGTACCGGCCCTTTTTACTATGCGGGAGTCCCGGATAATCAGGTTTTGATTACTTTTCTTATTTGCTATGGATCCTTCTGGCTATTCCTGGGTATCATGCTTCTGTCAAATCAGATCCCGTTGCCCTATGTCTCAGGCATGTCATCTGGTGATCGGCTAAAATTAGTGGGTATCTCCTGGACTCTTATTATTATTGTTACTTATCTCGTGTTTTTTATGTTTACGTAATAGGATGTCAGCATTGGCAAGAGCACTATCAACGGGTCAGGTATTCTGGCCTTCACCGTCTGAAAAGACAGATGCTTTAAAAATCTGTTTCTGTCCTTGCACGGTAGCTCCTGGTACAGCGCGTCGATTTAGTTCTTATGCAAACATGGGCCGATTTGAACGAGCAAAGTTAGCAGGATGCTGTTGTACATGCGCAAATACAGCTAATTTATATGCTCCTCCCTCCAGTTGTAATGAGGCGGGTAGCCACTTGCCTAGTGTAATAAACCTAGAAGTATCACAAATAACTAGCTCATCTGCTGATATATCATGGTGTCCGCTTAACGCCTCTTTTACCTATGATATTTATCTTAATGATGTAAAAGTTGGCACTACAAGCCAAAATTCTTATACATTTAGTTATCTTATAAGTTCTACGGCCTATACTGTTGCCGTGGTTGCAACAGATGGATCCTGTGACAGTGAAAGAACAACTACACGTTTTACGACAACTGCACCCACTTTCTCAAATCTTACCTATTCATTGGCCGCCAACCAAAATAATTATAAATGGATGTGTGATCTGTCCTGGAATACGGTTGGTTATTATTCCTATAATATTAAAAGTAATAATGTTACTATTTTTTCGGGTGTTCTCCTATTACCTTTATTTACCATACCAAATCTTAATAGCAATACAAATTATACAATTACAGTTCAACTGATGAATGGTACCGCAGTACTATCTGAATTATCGGTTGCCTTTAGGACAGGGAATATTGCTACTTAAATCATTGCAATGACATTGCCTGATACATCCTCATCATCGTAAGCCATGCGGAATCCTGCATAGGTCTTTCCTGCTGCATCTACCGGTTTTCCATAGATTTCCGTTAGACGCGTCAAGATATCCTCCTTCTTCATTGCCTTTTTGCCAGGATTAAACTTACTCCATTCCTTGTAACGGGCCAAGATATCCTTTACCTTGACCTCCGCCCCAGTCTCCTTCACAACACACTCCTGGCAGAAAGCTGCGAAGGCGTCATTCTCCTCCTTGTACTTGTTGGAGGCTGCGACAACGGCGGGAGGTTCCTTCAGGCCGTGCACAAGATAGTGATTCTCATAATACCACACCAGCAGAGAAGCAAAGTAGGGGCGCCACCTACGGATTTTTGCATCCAACAGGAGATCCTTGTAGTGAATGTGCTTCTCAGCATCAATGGCCTGGCCGTGATCCACGAACTTGGCAACATGCGGAATAACACGAAGGCGACGCCAGGTACCATTATCCATAGAAGAAACTGGCGGCATATCGTTACAGCACATGAAGATACGGGCCATAATCACAAAGGCATCCTGATCCTGGAAGAGAGCACGGGCCTTGACGACGTCTTCACCCGAAAGCTGCTTCATAGAAGCAGTGTTGATCTTTTCCCCCTCATCGGGCTCTACCATGGAAACAAAGCGTTTGCACTTGAGTACCACCAGGTCTGGATTGGCAGCACCGGACTCGGGCCGCTTTCGTGTAATAGCCGTGGTGCCCAGTGTCTCCTGGTACTCTCCAAAGGTGGACGACATGAGCTCCACAATCTTGGACTTGCCATTGGAACCACCGCCCGTCATAATATAGAACTTCTGCTCTCGGTTGGCTCCCTCCAGACACGCGGACAAGAGAGTCAACACATACTCGCGCAGAACAGGATCGGGATAGATCTTGGTAAAGAAATCTGTGAGTTCTGCATACTCGGGCGGCTGCATAGCGGCCGGTGTTGCTGGATCGTACGGAATGTAAGGGATGGCCTCACTGCCTACCATGCCGCGACCCATCTGGAAGGATATACAGTCATCTGGCATACCGGGCCGAAAATGTACATGCGGTCGGCCATCCGCACCAATGTGGCGGAGCTCCAGAACACCGTTGCTAAAGCCGACCGTGGTGGCATCCATATTCATATTTTGCAGAAAATCCTCGTCGTAGAACTTTTCGACAGACTCCTTCATGACGGAATCCTTGAATCCACTATCGTGGAGCTTTCCCTCAATCTTGAAGAGAGCCTTGCGCTTGGCTTCAAGACGCTGTCGTTCATCTTCATTGGTCGCTTTTCCCAGGAGCACCCCCACTTTACCATTCGCATTGATAAAGGTCTGTCGGACTTCATTGCTCAAGCGTTCCCGAAGACGCATACAGGTCTTAAGGTTACGCCAGGTATGCCCCGCGAACTGATACCAATCCATCGAAGAAGCAGCGGCGCCCTTCTTGAGTGGAGTACAGCGGAATTCGTGGCGATACATCCGAATGACCTGCTCGGCCATACTTACATGGGAGCCGGTGTCATTGAGGTAGGCGCTATCTCGGTTTGAGTCCGCCATGATCACGCGATAATGCCCTGCTGCATCCTCCTTGGCCCAGTGATGGAGAGAGCCCATCATAAGCGGTTTGCGGCCGCGATTGATGGCAGAGGACTCTGCCGGAAGCTGCGCCCATTTTGTCTTGTAGATGGCATCCGGTGTGTCTTCAGACCCCTTGATGCGCCGACTGAAATCCATCCAGGTTTTTAGCGATTCCTCAGTGGGTGAAATATTGTGCAGAAGCATTCCCATCTTGACCCAGTCGTGGTAATCCTTGACACGGCGCTCGGGGATCAGACATTCGTGGATGAGGCGATAAGCGATGGCAATATCTTCCTCTGAATGATCCGATCGAACGGACATCCCGCTAACTTGAATGAGGGCATCGTTGGAGAGATCCAGGGAAGGAGGTTCAGGGCCTCCTGCACCTCCTTTAAGAGTAGGTGACTTGGCTGCTTTGGCAAAGTTGGAACCTGCACCCCATCGTTGGACAAGGCCTGACCACTCGATATCGACGCCTTCCTTGAGCACAATATCCGTAACCTTGTTGTGTCCGTAGCGGATACTCAACATCTTCGTCAGCTCCAAGGGTGTCAGTTCGCTATAGTCTACTTCCTCAATACTGCAGTCGGTGGCCTCGTAGAGTGTTTCTACCTTGTACCAAGCCTTGTCGGGCTTACAGGCTCCGTAGAGGAACCAGTTGTTCGTTGCAATCACTCGGATGTCGAAACAGTCCTGGGGTGCGTTTGTAAATCCAGTGGGTCCAAAGATAGACTCCATGATGCCGCTCTGTAACAAGTAGCCACGAAGCGCAAATTGAATTTCGGGGTAAGTTGTGATATTTGGGCATACAATGTGGACGCCATCCTTATGGCAGCCATGCGCCTTGTCATCTTCTGGAGCTGGTTTAAGCATCACGAAGAACTGCAGAGGGCCAGTCTCCTTTGGCTCCTTAAAGAACTTAAAGAATGCGGTGACATAGGCGTTCACGAAGCGCTGGAGTTGATCCTTTGTGAATCTGCGGGTCAGCGGACCGCCGCTTGGAAACTTGAAATCCAGATCGATCAGGATGGGGCCTTGCACCTTGCCCTCAACCTTCAAGTGTTGTTCAAGAAGCGAACACGCCCCGCGCTTGGTAAAGATATAGTCATGGGTCAGCTCGAGGAATTGCTCGTAGGATGCAGCGGGAATATCGAACTTCCCGATCCAGCCACCGCCCATTGCGGTTACGTTCCATTCGCCCCCCTTTGCCTCGATACGATGGCTATCTGTAAATGCTCTAAGAGATGTTGTTGATGTCATGCTACCGATCGCCAACAAAATAGGGTAGGTCACCTTTTGGGCTCCTATACAGTGCATCTCTATCACACTATAATAGGTGCACCAGCAGTACGACAGGCCGGGCACTTCCCGGGCTCCTTCTTAAAGGTCTCATCAATTGCGATCTTGCTGAATAGATGGCCGCACGGCATAACAGCGGTGTCCTT